ATCTCATTAGCACCAGTACCAATGTCTGATTGGTCAACAACTAGGTACTGTGTACTGCCTACTGTTTGGCTTATTGTTCCACTAGAAACTAACTTAGATGTGTTTGTGTTTGTTGTTGTGCCAACTAATAGATTTCCAGATATATCAAGAGTCATGCGGTCAGAACCGCTGTTATTTGTTTGCCAAGCAAAATACCCACCGCCATATAAAGCCGCATAGGTAATTTTGTTTGACGATGTATCTACTGAATATCCGTATGAAATAGTTGCGTCAGTTTGTCTAAATGTTCCACCAACATGAAGTTTTGAACTTGGTGACGTAACGCCTATTCCAAAATTACCCAATGCGTCAAGTCTTGCACGTTCCGCATAAGCAGTACCGTTATAGCCTTGCCAAATAAAATCTAATGTTCCACTGGCATTTTGAACTGCACCAAACAATGCTTCTGATGCACCACTTTGGCTAAACCGAATTGCAGTGTATGCGCTTGTTGCTGAACCACCAAACAAATGAAGTCTTGCATTTAATACACTTGCGCTAGTTGTTGGGCTGTAAGCGGTTGTAGCGGAAGAAGTAAACCAAGCGGTTGAAGCCGTTGCACTAGAACTAACATCTAACTTTACCGATGGTGTTGTAGTGCCTATTCCTAATCTAAAATTAGCAGAATCCCAAAACAAATTAGCACTAGAGTTAAATGCAGACGTGCCCGCACCAAACGGAATGTATCCCGCTGTCAATGTGCTAAGTCCTGTGCCGCCATTGGCTACTGGCAAAATGCCCGTAATATCCGCTGTCGATAAACTGATTGCATCCCAAGTAGCATTTGAACCATCTGTTTGCAGATACTTGCTTGCATTACCTGTTTGGCTTGGTGCTAAAGCATTAAACGCCGCGTTAGCCGTTGTTTGCCCTGTACCGCCATTAGCGATAGGCAATGTACCGTTAACACCCGCAGTCAATGAAACAGTATTGTTAACCCATAAATCGGTGCTTGAGTTGTAAACAAGTGTTTGTCCTGTTACGGGGCTAACAATTGATACATCATGGATTTCATCAAGTTCATATCCGTTTTGAACTTTAACAAGAATCTTGCCTTGCGTTGGGTGTGCGTATTCAACAATGGCAACGTAAACCAAGTGGATAGGCGCAGATGGTTTTGTAGCCGTTACCGCGCCCGCTACCGTACCGCTTAAATAAAGTTGTGCGCCATCGGTGTATGCCGATGTATCTATGTTTGTAAGCAAACCAAAAACGGTTACATATCCGTTTGTATTGTTTGCTAAGTTGCTTGTTATCATGCCCAAGGTTTGAGCCGATGTAGTATCGCCTGTTGCAATCGCTTTTGATACGGTTGAAATCTGACCCGTAGCACCTGAGATATAAACAACCGTTCCCTTGGCTAATGTCGCGCCCGTAGTGTTACGAACTTGCGTTAACAAAGTAGAAGCGGGTGATGCCGCAGATACCGCCAAATCAACCGATGTACCCGATGGAACAACAACAATAGAACCATCAGAAGATGTAATAGAACCAATCGCACCAAGGTTTGTTAATGCGCCGCCCGCTGTACTTGCACCCGTACCGCCATCGGCAATAGCCAAATCAGTAATGCCCGTGATGCTACCGCCCGTGATGGCAACGCTATTTGCGTTTTGGGTTGACATTGTGCCAAGCCCTGATACTTGCGTATTAGCAATGGCAATCGTTACATTAGATGCCGCGGTTAGTTGACCTTGACCATTTACAGTAAATGTAGGTACTGCGCTTGCAGTTCCATAAGGCGCGGCGGTAACGGTTGTATTAGCGATTGAAATGGTGCGGTTGGCGGCTAGGCTACCACCACCACTTAAACCCGTTCCCGCGCTGATTGTTAGGCTTGTAGGCGGTGCGCCAACATCGGTGTTACTTAGAACAACAACGCCTGTATAACCGTTAACGCTTGCCACTTGGTCGGTGTTATCAATCTTCTGCCAAATTGAGCCGTTAAATATTGCCCAATCGCCTACTAACCAATCTGTCACGCCGTTTAGGTTTGTTGAACCCGATGTAGAAACAACGTAGTAGTAACCCTTTGAACCTACGCTAGATACAAGCGTGGGCGTATTGGTTGCCGCGTTCCAAGAACCTTGATAACTTACCCCGCCTTGAATACTTGCAGGGATTTGCGACAGCGGAACAGTACCACCCGCATCGAGCGTAGCAACGCCTAACGCCACGCCTGCGTTCAATACTGCCGCACTACCTAAACCAAGATTAGAACGCGCATCAGGGGCGTTAGATGCGCCTGTACCGCCATCTGCAATCGCTAGGTCAGTGATGCCGGTAATGCTTCCACCCGTAATTGTTACGGCATTGGAATTTTGCGTTGACATCGTACCCAAACCGCTTATTTGAGTATTTGCAATTGCAATCGGGGTTGCCGCCAATGCGGTTAACTGACCTTGTGCATTTACTGTAGCGGTAAGGGTGTTAGATGCAGAACCAAATGCACCCGCAGTTACCGTTGTATTTGCAATGTCAATTGTGCGGTTAGCAGATAAATCACCGCCGCCCAAAAGCCCCGTACCCGCGGTAATGGTTGTTGCTTGGTTAGCCGCGTTAAGGTTTGTTCTTGCCCCTGCCGCATCGCTTGCACCCGTGCCGCCATCGGCTACCGCCAAATCTGTGATGCCTGTGATTGAACCGCCAGTAATTGCAACTGAATTACTGTTTTGGGTTGACATAGTGCCTAAACCCGAAATCTGAGTATTGGCAATAGCAATAGGCGTATCGGCTAAAACAGTTAATTGACCTTGTGCATTAACCGTTGCCGTTAGCGTTTTAGATGCCGCACCATAAGCCGCCGCAGTAACGCCCGTGTTTGTAATGCTGAAACTACGATTAGCCGTAAGGTCGCCGCCGCCCGACAAACCAGTTCCCGCAGTCAGCGTTAAGGCTTGGTCAACGGCGTTAAGGTTAGTTCTTGCGCCCGCAGCAGTTGTTGCGCCTGTACCGCCGTTATCTAAATCTAATGTACCGCCCAACGTCAATGTGCCGCTAGTGGTGATTGGCCCACCCGTGAATGTCAAACCAGTTGTACCGCCCGATGCGTCAACCGATGTGACCGTACCGCCACCATCAGTTACCCATTCCAAACCCGTAGCAGTTCCATCTAAACCAAGGCGTTTGTTTGCGTTGCCTGTATAGGATGGCAATAGGTTAACCATTGCACCCGCCGCGGTGCTTGAACCAGTACCGCCATCAGCAACGGCAAGGTCAGTAATTCCTGTAATAGTGCCACCAGTAATGGCAACGCTACTGGCATTTTGCGTAGCGATAGTACCCAAACCTAAGTTGGTACGCGCACCGCTTGCGGTAGTTGCGCCCGTGCCGCCTAAGTTAACGGGTACGGTGCTTAAACTGATTGTCGAACCAGTAACAACAATTGGGGCTTGCCCAATGTATTGAATAGTACCTACAGGGCCAACGGTTTCCGTAGTGCCATCGCTAAAGGTAAAAACAAGGTACAGGGAATTATCAATTTCAACCGCAGTAACATCCGTAACGCCGCGACCCGCTACGCCCCTGTCAATTGCAATTTGCTGAATAGGTACGGGCGTAACTTCCAACAAAAGATTGTTTGCGTCTTGAACGGTAACTTTTATGTTTGACATGATTTCCCTTTAGATAACAACAACACCGTCCGAACGAACCAAGAACATCAAAAAAATGATGTTGTCTTGTGCGGGGGTAGGGGAGTTGGCAGGGAAACTAATTTTGATGCGACCCGTAAAGCACGCGGGGTCAGCGGCATCAATATTTAATTGGGGGTCGCTTGTAATTAAACTCCACGCGGAGTCATCAATTACCAAGGTAAACGAACCATTGGCATTGACTTGATTGCTAATTGTTAAATTGATTGCAGAAGGCGGCGGCGTGTAATTAGCCACATCAAAAGATAAACCGTTTCGTGTGTCAATTAAGTTGGAAACATTGCGGCGAACAATTGATGCCGCGATGGTTGTACCAGTTAAATCAACCGGTACGCCTGCGGAAGTCATTTGCAGATTCCAATAGGTGCGTTGGTTATAAACAAGTTCACCAGTAATCAAGGGGTTGTCAAAACCACTTACTTGTGTGATTACATTTTTAGAAAATAATGCCATCTTAGCGTTCCCTATACATAGGTGAAACATCCGCGTACTCGCGGGCAGTAATGTCTTGTATTGTCGCTAGTTTAATGCAAAATTTATATTTTTGGAATTTGTTTTTTTAATTCTTCAATTTGCGCAGAAAGTTCTTGTATAGAGTTAACCAATGGCGCAATCAATGACATATAGTCAACGCCGCCCATGCCATCTTGATTAATCATACTTAATGAATCATTATGGCCAGAAATCAAAGGTTGTACTTGGTCATGTATAAAACCATGCGCTTTACGGGTTTGTCCAATCATGTTGTAAGTAACTGGAATTAAAGCCTTAATAAAATTTAGACCAAGTGTTTCAGGTTGTATGTTTTCTTTTAATCTTCTATCTGATACTGGTTGAAGCGTTAATGTATTTGATGCACCTGAAAACTGTACGCCTGAAACTGTGCAATTAAAATTCATTCCAGAACCAGCCGCATTTGCAGTTCCTGTATCACCGACAAAAATTCTTGCCCATGATGCCGCAACAAAGCCACCAAGTGAATTTGAATCGCTTGAAAGGCTTGGCACAATGGATGCAGTTGTTTGCCAAGTTCCATTGCTGTTTAAATAATAGGATGCCGCCGCCGCAACGGTAGTTGATGGGGCTAACAATGTCCAAACAGAACCTCGGCTGTTGCTATAGCCCAAACCTAAGTCGCCTTGAAAAAATACGCAAGGTGACAAACTACTAGAAGCAATAATTGCATAACCGCCACTTGAACTACTAAATTGGGCGGCAGTGCCTACTGAATCTGCACGCAAACCAGGCCCCGTTCCTGTATTGATTGCATAAACTGTAGGCAATCCAAAAGCACCGGTTGTGTTACCGTAAAAAATTCCGGCTGTACCAGAACCCGTGTTGTTGCTATAAACACTAGCACCTGTAGAACTATTAGTAACGTACAAAGATGCGCCACCCGCGTTACCTGTAACTGCCGCGCTAATATTGCCAATTCCGGCTTGAGCAAAAGACCCATTGACTGTGAACTTCCCGCTTACAGTGGTTTCTCCACCAAAATAAGCCGCGCCATCAGAACCACGCAACCAATAATTTGCGCCTGAAGTTGTGCCTAATGTTGCTGTTGCTGACAGCACATTGCCCGCAACAACATTTCCCCTAAAAGTTCCATTGTTAAAAAACGCATCGCCAGTATTACGCTGAATTTGCCAACCGGAAGTATTAAGAACGTAGTTGTCAGATTGAATTGTTGTCGGAAAACCTTGTGTTAAATAAGGCGCAGACCAAGTTGTTTGGTTTGTAGTTGGTACATAAGTTCCATCTATTGCCCAAAGTGATTGACCGGCTGTAGGGGATGTAATAGTGCCTGCCCATGCAACGCTTGTAGGAAAGGATGTGCTACCCGTTGTAGGATTAGGGGAAACACTAGGTGCGCTTAGTGATTGCGATTGCGTGTAATACGCAATGCGAAAACTATTGCCCGCAGAGCCATCTGTGCCAACTCCACCAACAACAACAGCACCGCTAAATTCACCCGCTGTAATAGTATCCGTTGCCGCGCTTGAAAAAGCGGTTGCTTGTTTTTGCCATAAGTATTGACCGGTTGTCAAAGTTGGCGCAGATTGTGACCAACCATTTAAAGTTCCACCACTTAAAACCGCAGTTGCAAAAGTGTATGTAAACGTACCGCTTGGCGATGTAGGCGGTGTTACTGCACTTGTATTTGAGTTAAACAGAGAAACGATGGCAGTGTTTGCGCCATTAGTGCCGTTTGTTCCTGTACCACTAATAACTTGTGGTGTAGAGAATTCTGCGGTTGGAATACTATCCGTTGCCGCTGTGCTTGAAGCAGTTGCCAATGACAAAAACAAAAACTCGCCTGCCGCAATAGCCGGTGGCGTTTGTGACCACCCGTTAAGCGTGCCGCCACTTAAAACGCCGGTATTGAACGTGTATGTAAACGTACCGCTAAAAGAAGCCGGAGGCGTTGTAGTTGTGTTTTTGTTATACAGATACACCGTAGCACTATTTAAACCCGCTGTACCCCCCGTACCGTCAAGCGTAATAGGCATTGTGATGGTGCGAACGACAGGGGAGGCTAGGTTACTACCATTAACCGTTAAAGCCGCCGTAACGCTTGCAGATGCTAAAGATGGCGTAATCGTTATTGTTGGCGATGTACCGCTTGCGGGCGTTGCGCCTGTGATTGACCAAGCGTAGGTAGGGCTTGTGACGTTTTGCACCACTGCTGTTAACAAAGAACTTGCAGGGGTTATAACTGTACCGGCTGAGTTTTTAGTAAAGCCTGTAAAGCCTGAAATGTCAACAAACGGCCCTGCGGGACCCGCGCCCGCCACGGGATTCCAAACCAATGCTGCGCTAATCGGGCTAAGTATTGATGTAGTGATGTCATTACCAACATTGTAGGCAAAGTAATAAGTGCCAGTGTTTAATGTAATGTTGGCAAATGTGTAATAACTTCCATTTGTTACAGGCTGATTGTTTGTTGTTGCTGCTGTTGTAACTAACTTCCAATCCGCTGATGTTGGAGTTGCACTGGTTGTCCAGAATAAACTACCGAAAGTAACACGGCCTGTTGTTGGTACAAATACTTGAACATCAATATATGGAATAGTTGCTGATGGAAATCCTGTAACTGTAGGCGCAGCCAATGGTGAAAAATAACTTACAGATGGCAATCCAGAATTAGGCGCGGGTGTAAATTGTTGAATTGAATAATCATCATATACTTGTGCGTTGTATTCATTTAGTTCAAGCTTTGCGCCAAGAGAACCATCAGGCAACGAAGCCTCATTAACCTTCATAACTCTAAACAACTTAGCATTCCATCCGTAATCAGCATTAGTAACACTGACAACATTACCAGCATCAACTTGAATGCCATAATATGTTGTGCTAAAACTAACAATCAAATCCTCACGAGCTTGCTCCAATAAACGATTGGCAAGGTACTGCGCTTGCACAGAATCGTTAACCAAGTCATAAGTGATTGAATACTTGTTGACAGGCTCATTGGGATACAGAAGACCGTATGGTGTTTCTAAGTTAACAAATGCAGCTTGGTCACGATTTGATTTAAATGGGAACCTTGCCTCTACTTGATTAATAGAAGTAGTAATGTCTGTTGCACTGACTCGAATGTCGCCAATAATATTGCTGTCTGCAAATGCATATGCTGCTGTTTCTGCTTTATTCACAACCACAGACCACTGGCCCAAAGCGGCGTTATATGTCATCCATGAATCACAGGCAGACATAATTCGGTCAAGATTACTTAGAACTGATTGACCGGCATCCAATACACCGTTAATACGATAACGAGCTTGAGTGACAGTAGAACCACCACCAGCCGGTGTATAAGTTATGGTTTGGTCAGAATAAGCATTTAAAGTAACAACACAAGTTGTGTCTACAAAAGCTGCACTAAATGAGCCATCAGGTAGCCAGCCTACAGCACCGCCATACTCTTGATTGGTAATGTAATCAAGCCAAACATCACCGGGCTTTGCAACGCTTGCGCCATTTGGATAGTGGCTTATATTAAATGTAATTGGGCTAAGTTGAGTTGTATCGGCATCACGGTTATAGACAAGTTTAACAATGGCAAACGCCAAATTGTTCATCTGCCTTGTGCCTGTCCATCTTTGACCAACAGCAATGTCAGAGCCGCCCATTACTGTACTAGGTGCTGAGGCTCCATTCGTAGATGTAATTACGCCAGCACTTGAAGACTTGTAAAGATTAATATAAAGATTGCCACTAATCTTAGTATCGACATTGCCAGCTTCGTCTGTCAGGCTAACAACTTTGGTTAGGTCTGTTCCGTCAAAAGTAATTAGGCGGTCGCCATAATACATTTTTGTCGTGTCGTAATTTAATACGCCAGCACTTGTACCTAATGCTGCATTGGCAGAACTGATGCTAGAAATAGCCAATACATAATACATTGTCTTTTGGTCTGTTGTCAGCACCGCATCAACAAATGTACCGCCCATAGAGGCATCGCCATAGACGATAGGAATGGCATTGACAGAGCTTGGTGGCACTTGCTGGCGCACACCCATGTCTTGTTGATTTTCAGGATTGTCACCAAACATCCTAGTGACAATCATAGATACTGCAAAGTTAACAGCAAAAGCCGCAGCAGTTAATGCAAAAGACGCTGCAACACCCGCTGCTGTGGTTCCAGCCGCTGCCGCAACGATTAATGTTCCAACCATTTCTATTCCTTCACAAAACTTGCCGCAACTGCTTCGTAGTCACGCTTAGTGTAATCAATCCAAGGGCCTTTACAGGAGACTGATGTCACTATGAAATCAATGTCTCCACGGTTTAGCATCTCAGTTCCTGTGCGGTCAAAAGCTTTCCACAATCGACCACCCAATGTTCCATCTCTGTATTCCGGCTCAACCCACCACAAAAGCTCATGCAACTCTTTAACTTCAGGACACCAGACATTGTTTTGCTTTACAGCAATGATGGCTCCCCTTAAATCTTTGTCAATGTAGATAAAACCTTTTCCTAGCATGATGCTGAACAACAATTGCTCAACATGCTGCGGGTTGTGGTTATCAGGATTGCCAAGCGTTTTAATTGGGTTCTCATAGGCATAAGCCTCAACAATCTCCAAAAGCCTTGGAATGTCATATCTTGTCGCTAGTCTTATCATGGAACTACTTTGTCGTTTTCGTAATCACTTGTTTTTGTTGTTGTTTCACTTGCTTGTGTGTTTATCATTGGCGGCTTGCCAAAGTCAAAATATGTATTAGCAATTTGAGCCACACGGTTCATTGATGTGTCGCCAGAGTAAATAAACTGCCAACTGTTCTGGTTTGTTTTAACGCCAGACAATCTATTTTCCAAAACCCTTCTCATTGATGAACAAGCAATAGAGCATGTTGCTATGCGGGTTCTCAACTGGGAATTAAAGTCTTCTGTAATTGAAACACCACTAATAATGCCTTGATAGCGTTTGAAGAACTGGGTGGTAGGTGTGGTTATGATTTGGTTGTTAGAGTCTAAGAAGCCCCTCCAAACCTCTACCAGCGACCCTTTAATCTGGTTGCCTAGGATGATGCCAATGTTAGTTGGGTCAATACCTGTCAACTGAATTGTCATGTCATCAGAAGTCGCCTTAATGTCGCGCTGTACATCACCAACATTAAGCAAAGCGCCAAGGTTTGCAAATGTAATACCGCTAACCGTAACAGGTGCAGCAGCATTACAAAATGTATAGACAGTCGCAGCAGTTCCAACAGTTAGTCGGACAAACTCTGCATGGTTAATTTGTGAGCCAGTGACTGCATTAATAGTTGTCATGTAATGTATTCCCGGAAGACGAATGGCGCATCCCACTGAACAAACGCACCGCTTGTCATTGGGTTCAAGGTATATGTTGGGCAAGCTTCTGCCACAACCGTAAATGTACAGGCATTACCAATCGATACAGTTGCTCCAGAAGATGGCGTACCAATCAAAGGACGGTTTATACCTACAGAAGAGCCAGCAGAGTCAGCCGTAATCTTATAGGTGTACCCGCCAATCATAATAAAGTCGCCAGCCTTAAATGTGCCGTTAGAGGTCAAAGCAAGCGTCTGAGTATTAGCGGCTGGCGCACCGTTTAAAGTTGCAACAGTAGCCGTTCCTCTCATGGCAGTAAACCAAGACAAGTTTGTACTGTTAAAAGTAATAGTCTCTGGCAACTGACGGTCTTTGTTGTCGATAGCTTGAATGATGTCTCTAACCTGTGGGTAGTACAAGTAGTTGTGAGGGACAACGGTAAACACCCAAGGCACAGCAGTCAGATACTGAGCCACGGTAATGTAACCAGACCTAGCTACTTGTTGTCCAACCATACGGCGGTTGTTTACCGTCATGGATTGCTGTATGTCAAAGATGGTTTGGAAGCTCATGCGCGGCCCCTGTTAACTGCTAATGATTTACCGGCGTATTGATTTGCAGCCCAAATCGCATTAGAACTACCAAGCAAGCGGTCTTCAAATGATTTGGTATCAATAGCGTTGATGTAGTTGTTGGTGACATTGGTAGTGCTACCCATATTCCCCATTTGATTATTTGGGATGACTGTTCCTGAACCGGAAGGCATAAATAATTCAGGTCCTTTTTCCCCGATGAGGTAAGGCGTGTTGCCAGATACGGGACCACCAGAAGCTCTTCCTGCGGGATTAAATACATGTTCTGACATACTCCCGCTAAGATTGTATGAAGATGAAGATGTTGGCATACCAAACATCATCCGCAAGAACGACAATGCCGCCGCCTTCATTTGAATGGCAATTAAGTCTTGAATGACACTACGAGCAAAGTCTTTCATAGACAACTTGCCGGTCTTAACGAATTTATCAATAGCAGAACCCATGTTGCCCCAAACACTGTCAAAGACTTCGGATGTCTTTTTCATTGTGTCTTGTAGTTCTACATTAAACTTTTCAATTGCTTCTTGTTGATTAAGCGCTTGAATATTTGCAAATGGCTTTTCTTTTTCTCTTTGATACTTTAATGCAATTTGAGCCAATTGAACTTCTTTTTCGGCTGCATAAATCATTTGATTTTTAAGCATCAAATCTTCTTTATCCATTTCTAAAGATTTTGTTTTATCTCGAATTTGTTGTTTTATACTTTCTTGCAAAAGATACTCTGCGGTCATCTCATCATCAAATGTTTTCTTCTGCTCCAACCCAAATTGATATGTGGTAAGCATTTGTTTTTGACGAAGCAAACGAATCTTTTCGTTTTTCTTTACTTCAATATCAAGCTCTTCAGCAGCAAGTTGTTTTGCAAGAAGACCGCCAAATGCTCTTTTATCTACTTCGCTTTTAGCTTTAAATTCTGCCCTTTTTTCTTCAATTTGTTTTGTAGCTTCTAATTCTATTTTTCCTATTTCATTGGCACTTGCAAGAGCTTGTGTGTATTTGATACTTGCTTTGGCTTTTTCAGTAGCAGCAATAATTTGTTTTCCTTTATCAATGCCGCCGGCAGAAGCCCTATCTTCAATTTTTTGTTTGGCATCACCAACATCTCTAGCTGCTACTGAACGAGCTTTCAAACGCTCAGTTTCAAGAATTGCTTCCCTTTGGTCTTTTAATAATTGAAGTTGTTTTCTTTGTTCTTTCTCAAACGGGCTATCACCTGTACTTTTACTAACAGATGCTTGTACAGCTTGAATTTGTCTATCAAGCTGGGCAATAACTTGGTCTGTTGTTTCTGGCTTACCAATTTCTTTTAACAAATTCCAAAACTTACTTAGCGCATTGGTTGTGGTTTCCCATGCTTTATCAAGATAGCCAAGCTCTCTTCGCTGTGCAGCCAATTGAGTATTTAAAGCAATAGAGGCAACTTTTGCCGCATCTTGTAGTTTTCCAGCCTTTTCAAGTGCTTCAATTTGTTTGTATTGCTCAAGAGTAAGGAAGTTCATTTCCTTATTTAAAGCTCTAGCTCCAGATGCCGTCCCATCTAGTCCACTCATTAACTTGTCGGCAGCAGCCTTGGCATCTATTCCAGAAATTTGTGAATATGAAATAATTGCTTGAGTGACAGAACTAATTGATGCAGCCGTAAACTTTCCAGAAGCAAGAACAGCATTTAAAGCATCTTTTGTTGTTCCAAGAGAAGCGTTTGTCCTACCGCTTAATTCAGTAGATAGTGAATAAAACTTTTCAGTAGTTACGCCAGCAAAATTACCTGTCAAAGTAATTGTGTCTTTTAGTTTGTCAAACTCTGCTCTACCAGCATAAGCTGCATAAGCCAGCGTACCAAAGGCAGCGGTAACCCCGCCAATAGCCAATCGCATTGGAGTTAGGATAGTGCCAATGGCTTTGAACATGTTGCCAAGGCCACCCATCTGGTCTTTTAA